AGGTCACGCCCAGGTCACGGCGCTGCCGTCGTGGCTCGGGGAGCGCCTGGCGGTGGCCGAGCCGTGGAGCATCGGCCCGCAGACCGTCACCGCGCGCCTATCGGCGCTGCTGCGCGAGGTCGGATCCAGCGCCAAGCCCCACGCGTTCCGGCACTACTACGGCACCACGCTGCTGTCGACGAGCGGCAACCTGCGCATCGCCCAGCAGGGCCTGCGTCACGCCGACATTTCGACCACGCAGGTCTACACGGCGGTGACCAGCCACGAGCTGTCGGAGGCGGTGGAGCGACTCCCCCAGATCGCTTGAGCCCGCTACGCTCCCCCGCCATGACGGAGGATGCACTGAATCGCGAGATCGCCTCGGCTGTGGCCCAGGGGTTCACCGTGAAGTACCGGGACACCGAGCGCGCCGTGATCGAGTTGAGATCCCGCGGCGGCTGGTTCGGTTTGACGCTGGGAACCCTGGCGGCGCTGCTGATCGGAGGTTTCATCGCCTCGGCCGGCGGTGTCGGCCCACTCATCGGCCTGGTCGTGATGGTGGCGGGGCTGATCTACACCTGGTCGCCGACCACGGATCGCTGGGAGCTGTGGGTCGAGGGCGGACAGGTGCTGCAGCGCAAAGCCAGGTAGACGACGAAAGCGCCCCTCATCCCGAAGGATGAGGGGCGTCGTCCTGTTGATCAGGCGATGATCAGGATCATTCGTCGTCGTCGTACCAGGGCACCTCGGGAACGAAGCCGGGGGCAAGTGTCACATCCGATGACGCGCCGGGGCCGGTGTCGGTGTCGTCGTCGGAGCAGATCTCGAAGAACGTGACGCGCACCCCGCCGATGACCAGCGCCAGGCGGATCACGTTGACGTCACGATCTGCCGATACACCTCCGCGTACCCGGCAACATCATCGATCGAGTCGGCGTGGTCCGGCGTCTGCATGAGCCGTGACACCTTCACCTGGATCATGCACAGCGCGGCCTGCTCGGGCGTGACCGGTACGCCGAGGATCACCGACCACAGCGCAGCGATGCGCTCATGGTTGGGGCGTGGGTGCCCGTAGGCCCGGCCTCGCTCGGCGACCAGGGCGTCGGTGCTCATCGCGCCCTCCGGGTCGTCACGGTGCCCTTGCGGTGGTTCAGCCGGTTCCACGCCCCGCAGTCACCGCACTTCAGCAGCGCGTACAGCGTCGTCACGGCGGGCACGAAACCGTCCTGCGTCAAGTCCTCCGACCCGCACCGCCAGCAGCACCGCTCCACCCCGGTGATCACACCGACATGCGGCCAGGTCGTGATCCACGGCCCGAGCCGGTCGGCGGCGTTCTCCGTGACGCGCACGTCCTGAAGGTTGTACGCCCGGATCGACTTCTGCGCGGCCCGGTTCCCACGGTCGGCGGCGATCGCCTCGTCGGCGTCGTAGTGACCGGCCTTCGACTCGATGCCGAGCCGCTTGCACAGGTGATCCAGGGACTTCGACTCGAAGTCGAACTGCTGCCGCGCCACCGCATACAGGTCCACCGACTTGTACGGCTTCGGCGGTATGAACCCCGCTACCACCCACTCCGAGCGGAGCCACTTCTCGTCGGCCTTCCGGCCGTTGTAGGTGATCAGGATGTCGGCCTGGCTGATCCACTCGTAGCAGCGCCGGATCACGTGCAGCGGGTCGTCGCGGTTCTGCCACGTCGCCGCGAACAGCATCCGATCCGAGCCCCACCACTTCGCCCCGGCGCACACGATGCGCGGCAGCGACACCCACTGATCCGGGTGCAGCCAGTTCAGGCGCTGAAGGTCACGCGGGTGCCAAATGCGCCGGGTGAACTCCCCCGGCACCCGTTCCAGGTCAAGGGTCAGGATGCGCGGTTGGCGGTCAGCGAGCATGTGCGGTCCCCTAGCACTTGCATCGGCCGAGGCGGTGTCGCCTCAGTGATTCCGCCGTGACAGGAATCCCCGTCTCGTCTTCAACCTGTTCGGCAATCCACGGTGCTGGCGTGCCCGAGGCAAGCCACTGGCGCACCGTTTCGGCGTCATCGGGGGTCAACTGCTTGAGTAGCCACCCCGTGCCGCATTCGTGCCAACCGGGGCCTTCCTGCGGGGGCTTGCGGTCGGCCAGGCTCACAGGCCGAGCTTCTTCCAGGTGGTGGCCCCGACCCGGCCGGTAGGACGCATGCGCTTCCACAGCTGCCAGTTGGCAACCTTGACGCGGGTCACGGTCCCGAACCGCCCCGTGGTGGCGATGCGCAGGCGCTTTTGGATGCGCTTGACGTTCAGTTCGTCGTCTGGATTTGACGTACCGTCGTGGACCGTTGACGACTCTGGGGTGCCGAAGGCGTGGCCAGCGGGCAGCGGGAATGAGTCGCGCGGGCGGAACCATGCAACGTCACTCTGCTCAGCGGCAACGGTTCCGAGGATGCTGATGTGGACGTGGTGATCGTGGCGGTTCGCCCCGGTGTAGGGACGCTTAGCGAAGCCGTAGGTCCGCGAGTAGATGAAGCCTCGGGAGATGACGTACCACGTCGACGGATGCCTGAGGGCGGCACCAATCAAGGCGTCAGGGTCGATGCCATCGTTGGTGATGTCGATCGCGTTGACCGATCCGCGCTCGTTCGGGTTGTGCTGCGATACGCGGGCTGAGTGTGCGGCGTCACCGATGGTGCCGTCTGACGCCTTGGAACGGTTCGGCCACTTGCTGTCTACTTCGTCGCGCAGGCGGGCCAGCGACGGGGCCAGGTGCCAGGACATCAGTCGCCCACGACAGACGGTGAGTCCTCCGGCCCGATCTTGGCCGAACCGATGGACGTCAGCAACGACAGGCCAGCACCGAACAGCGCGGCGAGGCCAGTCGCCTGCACGGTGCTCACGACGTCACCAACAACGGTGAAGGCGGTGACGCCCCACGCGGTGAGCCCGAACTGTCCTGCCGTCTTGATGGCGCGCTCAGCGGCCTGCCGCCAGAAGTTGCGAGTGAACATGGGTGTTCTCCTTCGAGGGTGGATGGGTGAAGACGCACCGGGCGCAGGTACGCCGGTGCTGGGGGAACCGTCAGCACCGTGGGGCGTCCTTCGCCTGAGGCGGGCGTTGACGCCCGGTGCGCCGGTCTAGGTGCGGGGCGGGTGCTCGGCGTCGAATCGCGCCGACAGGTCCCTCAGCTGCTCCTGGGTGGCGAGCTGCCGCAGCTCCATGCGCTCGGAGCGTTCAACGAGGTCGCCGAGCTGGTCGAGCTTGCGCACAAGGATGCGCGCCAGTTGCCAGACCTTCCCGACGCCAACGCCGATCGCGACGATGGCTGTGATGAAGGCAGCGGTGCGGTACAGGCCGTCTTCGGCACCGGTGATCTGAGGAACGAGCAGCGGCGCGGAGGTGGCCAGCGCGCCGATCGTGGCCAGGATGACGGTGGCCTCGCCACGGTCGCGGTTCACTTGCCCACCCAGGCGACCTGGATCTTGGTGGTTTCAAGGCCGGCGGCCGAGGCCAGTGCCCCACCGGATGTCTGGCTGGACTGCATCTCGATGTGATCGTTGGCGGCGAATCGGTACATGAACGCTGAGCCGTATTGCGTCACGGCACCGTTGATGGCGGCGCCGCGGGCGATGTCCAGTTTCGTTCCCGCCCCGATGACGCCGGCGGCATTGAGCCGGATCTCGGCGAACCGGTTGCCGGTGGAGTTGGATGCCCACGCCATGGACCAGGTCACCAGGTACAGGCCTGCGGTGTTCATGACGATGCGGCCGGTCGTGCTCGAGGTGGAGTGCATCGAGTCGTTGTCGTAGGCCTCGGTGTCGAACAGCATCTGCACCGCGGTGCCCGAGGTCGGCATGTTCGTCGTGGCGGTCTGGTACACCGAGCACTTCGGCGCGTTGTCGAGCAGGAAGTTCAGGGCGTCGCGCACCTCGAGGTTCAGCCCGGCGGCTGTCAGGTACTCGTTGACGCTCCACGTCTTCGGTGCTGGGACAGTAGCCACAGGTGCTCCTTAGTAGGCCAGGGTCGGGTCGAGGCGTAGGCGCACGACGGCACCGGCTGCGTGGGCGGCGGCGAGGGTGCCCTCTTGGCCGCGCTGAATCGTCAGGGTCTGCGGTGAGGTTGCGCCGGACACCGCGGTGACCTTGATGTCTTCGCCGTCGATCGTGATCCACGATGGGTAGTCGCCGCCGGCGGTGGACAGCAGGTTCCCAGTGGTCGAGGCGACGGTGCAGGAGGTGGCACCCGAAGTCAGGGACGCTGACAGGGTGAGTGCGCCATCAGCGGGCGCGACGCGACCCCGGTAGGCGTCGTTCAGGTTCACCCCGTCCTCGGGTGGGGCGGTGTCCAGGGCGAGAGTGAACACGTCCTGACTAATGGACCACTGCCAGCCCTGAGCGATGAGTTCAGCCTGCGTGCGACCCATCCATGAGGGGAGGCCAGTCACCTTCACTCTGGAGCCGGTGCCAGCTGCGAGGCACGCGTCCAGCAGGCCGGAGGTGGTCGGCGCGAGAAGGTCGATGGTGATCTTCGGCAGCCGGGGAAGGGTGTTGCCCTTCACGGCCAGGCGGTGCTCGGCATCGGCCCGGACCCAACGGGCGTCAGCGGCGATGGTCTGCGCGGAGTCCTCGATACGGCCCAGGGTTGCGATCGAGGCGGTGTCGGTTGCGGTGTAGGAGCCACCGCTGCCGGACACGGCGACGGCGTTGACGAAGCCGTCATCGGAGTCGTCGAGCTCGAACCCGCCACCGACGAGGTCTCCGTCGGCGTCCACCGTGATGTCCGGGGTGATCTTCTCTGCGCGGCTGCCGAAACGCAGGTTGCCGGTGGCGTGGTCGATCTCGGACCACGTTCCTTCGGCGGCGGCGAGTTCTTGAGTGGCTGCAAGCAGGCCTTGCGAGGTGTCCTGCGCCCCGACCGGAACCACGCCCGTGAACGCGGTGTAATCGGTGAAGCCAAGACTGCTGGCCAGCCGCGCGAATCGATCTGACGTGAGGTCTCCGGTCGACCCAGTCCGTGACGCATCAAGAATGTTGACGGCTGGTGTTACGGAAGCCCAGACAGTTGTGTCATTGATGACGATGTCGCCGATGGCCCAGTTCGCAACACCAGCGGTCTTTCCCGTCTGCGGGTTCCGGTATCCACCAACACACCAGTACAGATCAGTTGTTGAGCCCGCGGAGTGCGTCCCGGCCCCAACTGATGTGCCGTCGATGAAGACCGTCCACGGTGATCCGCCTGGTCGTCGAATCTCGAGGAAGTGAAAGGTGTCGTCATCCCACCGTCCCGTGAGGGCCGTCCCGTCGAATGACAGAACACCGGAACTCATCAAGAGTTCGAGGGGTGCACCCCAGGTGGCTGGCGCATCACCAGCGACGGCTCCGAACCTGGCAAGAGTTCGCACGCTTCCCATGGTGGGGATGCGAAACCAGAGACCGAATCGTCCATCGGACGCCCCTGACGCAACGCCCCAGATGACGGGACCGTTGACCGAGGGTGCGTTAAATCGGAGCGCGCCATCCATTCCAGCCGGTGGCTCGGAGTACGCAGAGATTGAGCCATCGACGCCCGGCTGGACATAGGCAACGGACGTGCCGACGACCGAGTTGAGCGACGACACGGGAACGTCCGTGAAGGTGAAGACAGCCCCGCTAACCGGATCGACAGCGCGGATGGCCTCCATCGTCGTGGCGGGTCGGAGGGCGGTGCGCGCCAGGAACTTCTGACGATCCGTCGCCGTCACACTCGTCGCGATGTGCTC